CGTATTCCAAGAAGATTGGTTCCTATTATTGGTGAAGAAGAATTGGAAGCTATTCGTGTTAAAGGTTTAGAATTTAGAGATCAATTAGAAGCTGTAAGAAGTGAAGGTTTTGTAGAAAGAGATACTCCTGCAATGGAAGGTGATACGCTGCCTATGCCTGATGAACAAAACATGGCTATGGCTGAAGAACCTATGCCTATGCCTCAAGAAGCACCAGCTATGCCTCAAGAAGCACCAGCTATGCCTATGATGAAAGGCGGTGGATACGTTCCAATACAAGGCGTTGGTAATATGAACAATCCTGTTTTTACCGATCCTTTGCAACCTCCTACAAGAGCTATGGAAAAACAGACTTTGGATATGAGAAGTGGGGGGCTTGTAAAAAAAAATCCTATGATGTAGGAGGTGGCGTATAAAAAATGGGAGAATCTGTAGATCAACAAGTGTTTTCTTATTTAAGTAAACCTTCTATTGATATCTATGGTGATTTAGAAAAAGACATAGGTGAATGGACTTTAAAACCCTTACTTGATATAGGTGTTAACGAGGATAAACTTAGAAAAGTGTTAAACAACGAAACAAATCCTAAAGACCCTTTATCCGTTAGATTACAACAGAAAAATAAAAAAGGTTCTAGTGCTACAGGATTATTCCAATTTACAGAACGTACTGCTAATTGGTTAGGTACTTCTACTAAAAAAATAGCTAAAATGAGTTTACCTGAACAAGTTTTACTTTATAAAAAATATCTTGAAAAATGGGGATGGAAAAAGGGTACTCCTTTAGCTATGATGCAAGCCGCACCAGCTTACGCTAATAAACCTGACGATTTTATTGTATACACAAAACGAAGAAATCCTGAAGCATATGAAAAAAATCTTGTTTGGGTTCCCAAAAATAAAAACGGAGAAATAATTGAGGGTGCCCCAATAACAGCAGGGTCTATTAAAGCTTATTATGATAGATAAAGATAAGACTGAAAAAGTCTTTAAACGGAGCGGCTACCCGATACAATATCGGCCCCGCTAATTAACACTACTCCTCTGAACGGCTACCCGGCTACGTGTCGGCCCCAGAGAAAAAGGAGATAATAAAAATGACTGATACTACACAAGAAGAAGAAGAATTACTAGAGCCTACCCCATATGAAAATGAGTACAGGCGAACATTGAATGAACCAGATGAAGACGAATTGGACCCCGCTGTTGAACAAGCGGCTACTCCTACAAAATCTGAAGGTGTAATTCAAAAAGAGGAACACGACTACAAAAAGCGTTACGATGATCTCAAGAAACATTACGACTCCAAACTTAACGAATGGCGTCAAAATCGAGAGATTATGGAAGCAAAGCTTAAAATGTCTGAACAACCTGTTAATGTTGTTGAACAGCTTCCAAAGACACGGCAAGAATTAGAAGATTTCCGTAGTCAATATCCTGACGTTTATGATGTAGTTGAGACTATCTCTACTCTTCAAGCACAAGATAAAGTAAAGGAAGTTGAAGAAAAACTTGAAAGTCTGAGAGAAAAAGAAGTAGAAGCTGAAAGAGTTACTTCAGAAAAACAACTTCTTGCAATTCATCCAGATTTCAACGAACTCAAAACTGACGAAAACTTTATCAACTGGCTTGAAGAACAACCTGAAAGTATATCTGATGGTGTGTACCACAATAATTCAGATGTAAAATGGGCCGCCAGAGTAATTGATCTTTATAAAGCTGATATCGGTCAATCAAGGTCTACTCGTTCTAATTCTAAACAGTCTAATGCACAAGCTGCACAAGCTGTTACAAGAACCAGTAAAGGTTTAGAGCCTTTAGGTTCTGATAAGAAAGTTTGGACTATTGAAGAAATCTCCCGCCTCAAACCGTGGGAATATGAAAAACTAGAGAAAGAGATTGACGCTGCTGCCCGTGATGGTCGTATCGTTGACTCGATTTAACATTTAACCAAAAATCAAAGGAGAAGCAAAATGGCTTTTACTCGCGCTGGTGGGTATCAGAATTTACCGTCTGGTAATTTTGTACCTACAATTTACAGCCAAAAAGTTCTCAAGTTTTTCCGACGCGCATCGGTAGCTGAAGCAATCACCAATACCGACTATGCTGGTGAAATTGAGAATTTTGGCGATACCGTGAACATTATCAAAGAACCGTCCATCACGGTCCGTTCTTATGCTAGAGGTTCGACGGTAAATACGGAAGACTTGTCTGATGACCAGATTCAACTGGTTGTCGATCAGGGCAACTACTTTGCCTTTAAGGTCGATGACATTGAAGAGCGTCACAGTCATCTTAACTTTGAATCGCTTTCCACTTCTTCAGGTGCTTACTCGTTGAAGAAAGCGTTCGATTATAATGTCCTCAAGAACATTTACGACAATGCCGCTGCTTCCAGTGGTACTCTTGCAACGCAAGGCACTTCCGCCAACACTGGTGATGAAGTTGCTAATCTTGTTGCACAGGCTGCTCGTAATCTTGACGAAAACGACGTTCCTGAAGAAAATCGTTGGCTTGTGGCACCGCCGCAGTTCTACGAAGTTCTTAGAGGCGCTTCGTCTAAGGTTATGGACATGTCGGTCACGGGCGGCGGTTCCTCGCCTCTCTTGAACGGCAAGGTAACCGCCCAACAGTTGCATGGTTTCGACCTGTATCAGTCCAACGCTATTGCAGTTGGTTCTACGGGTTCTGCGGCTTCGCACACGTTTGGTTCGTCTTCAACTTCCGGTCAGACGCTTATTCTGTACGGGCATAAGAGTGCTGTTGTTACGGCTTCGCACATTGCCAAGACAGAAGTGATTCGTGACCCCGACAGCTTTGCTGACATTGTTAGAGGTCTTCACGTTTTCGGACGTAAAGTTCTCAAGGGCAGTGGCACGGGCTTCAAGGGCGCGTTCAAGGGTCTGATGGACCTAGACAGTTAAGAGAGGAGTACTAGAAAATGGCTACTTATACTATTACAGGTGGTGGCAGCACTGGTATTACCTCAAATGCCGTTGATGTCAAACTACTTAGCGTGGTCGTAGATTTTAGCTCTACGACTAACGTTGCAAACGATGTGTTTGAGTGCATCGAACTTCCCGCTAACACGTATGTTG